CATAGAACTTGGTCGCCGAGGCGCCCATGATCGTGGTCAGGACGCCGCGCTGCTTCGGGCCCGTCATCAGGAACGTGGGCTTGCCGCCCTGCGTCCATGCGTTCTGCTGGGCGGTCGTCACCATCGCGAGCGTGAGGGCCCGCTGGGTGCCGTCCGTTGCAGCCGCAGAAGCCGTGCCGTTGGCGCCGCCGACGCCGCGATCGACGTTGGTGGTGAGCCAGCCGCAGAGCGGCCGAAGCTGCGGTGCGGTGGACGAGTTGCCAGTGACCGGAGCCTGGTTCGAGCAAAGCACGAATTCCTTGTCGCGCTTGAGCTCGTCCCGGCGCTTGCTCATCTGGTAGACGATCTCGCTGTTGCGACCCGCCTTGTCGACCGCTTCCTGGGTTCCCGACACGATGACTTCCTTGCGGGAAATCTGCGTGCGGTTGCCCTCACGAGTCGTGGCAACGGCTGCCGCAAAGGTGACATCATCGCCCTGCAACTGCGCGTTCTGCGCGGCTGTGGCGAGCGCGTCCTTCTGCCATTCGTGGAAGGTGCCGTTGGTCGTGGACGTGCCGGCCATCGTCGTGAACGGAACGTCGGTCGGCGAGATGTTGGTGATCTTGTCGAGCAAATCTTCGCGATTGCCGACGGCGGAAAACGTCAGATAGGTGTTCGTCGGGACAGCCATTGTCCTTACTCCTCGGAAAGGATTTGTTGGGCGATCCAGTCACCCTTGCGATTGCGATCGGCATTCGCAGGGAACCGGCGTCGAGGTTGCGACGAACCAGAGCCATCGGATGTCAGCGGCTTGACCGCCGACTTGGGAACGACCTTCCTCTCGGGGAGCGACTTCTGGGCAGCCTCATGGGCATCCCATCGCCGCGCCTTGTCGGCCAATGTCAGGACACGATGGTCCAGAGCATCGACGATCTCCTCGCCGGTGAAGCCAACCCCTTTCAGGAACTCCACCGTTTCGCCGGCGAACGTCCGGAATGTTGCCTCATCGGCTAGTTCCGGCCGGGCCTTGACGATCTCATCAGCGGCCTTGTCGAAGCGTTCGGCGCGTTCGCGCTGAATCTCCGATTGCTGGTGCTGCTGAGTTTCGCTCCTGATCTTCGCAACCTGGGCGTTCATCTGCTGGATGGCAGCGAGGCGATCGTTGACCGCATCCTGGGCCTGCACATAAGCCGCCGGGTCCTGCTGTTTCAGGGCTTCCCAGTTGATGTTGCGCGCTTCGGAAAGCACGGGATCGAACTGGGCGAAGAGATTGGTCGCTTCTTCAAGCTGGTTCGCATAATCGGCCTTTGCCTGCGCTTCGGCGGTGCTTCGAAGAGCCTCCACCTCACGCCGTTCCTCGGCCACCGCTGCGGTCTTGGCTTTGTAATCCTCGGTGCGGCTGTAGCCTGCAATCGCCTCGCTGAGCGGGACTTGCCGCTCTTCGCCATTCACCTTGACGGTGACTAGATGCTCGGTGACTGCCGGGGTGCCTTCCTCGGGCTCATCGCCTTCGACTTCATCGGCTTCGGTCGCTTCCTCGGCTTCGGGTTCCGCTTCGTCAGCGGAGTCGCCTGATCCTTCGGCTGCTTCGACCAGTTCCTGCGTGACATTCTCCAGATTGTCCGCAGGCGCTTCACCTCCCGTTTCCAGCTCGGCAACGATGCTTTCGATGGACGCGGGTGCGTCAACGGGTCCCGTTTCCGGGGTCGCCGTGTCAGTCATTTGGTGGTTTCCTTATTGTGCGCCGGAGCGCGGGAACTAAAGTTCGGTGGCGGCCGTCAGAAGCAGGCCGCGCGTCGTGAATGTGTCGCAGCGGGGGCCGTAACCGAACATCTCGAAATCGGATGCGTGGACTTTGCCGTCGGGGGCAGGCTTGTCTTCAGTGTGCCCCAAGACAACCAAGCAGGTTGTTCGAAGGCCGTATTCGCCAGCCTCGATGCGATCGGCGAGCTTACGCAGCCCCTCGATTATGTCGTCGGGGGCAAACGGCTTCTGGATGGCGACGATATTGCTCACCTGATAGGAGCCTGCACTCGGGCGGCTGCGATCAGCCCATTGTCAATGATGCTCTGAAGCTCGGCTTCGATCCGGTTCACGACCTTGACCGTCAGCCATGCGAACTCGCGCTGCTTCTCCTGGTCGGTCGCCGTGCCTTCCCAAGCCTTGATCGCGGCATGACGGATGTTCGCCAGAGCTTCGACCAATAGCGGATCGTCCATGAGGCGCTGGGCCGCCGCTGCTCGGGCTGCAACGTCGCTCATCGCGGCGTCGGGTGCAGGCTCGGCCGCGGGACACCCACGCCCAGCGGTCTGATCGGTTTCGAAACCGGCTTAGCCATTCATGCCTCCCATCATCGGGTCGATCGCATTGGGATCGGGGAACGGAACGACCGTGGGCTGGTGCTTCGCAAGGTCGAACTGGCCCTTGATGGTCGCGACCTTGATATCGGTTTCGCCCTTGATCTTTTCCTTGGTGATCGCGGGGTCTTCCTGTGGCTGTTCGGGCGCCTGCTGCTGGGCATCGCCCGGGTCGGTGTAATATTTGTCGCCCTTCAGCCCCATCGCCTCCTGAAGCCGCTTCAGCTTCTCATAGACGTTGGCCGCGGTGACGAGCGGGCCGTCAACGCCGCCCTGCATCGAGATAATCTGCTGGTCCATTGCGATCAGGCTTTGCAACTGGCCGACGAGCTGGTCCTTGTTGTTCGACCCCAGGCCGACCGAAACCGTCATGTCGTAGCTGGTCTTCCAGTCGCTCGGATCGACCTCGATCCACTTGCCGCGAAGGCGGATGACTTCGCCCTTGTCGCCGTGCTGCGAAACAAGGCCGAGCAGCTTCTTGAACACATCCTTCAGGAACTCTGCGAACTGGCGCGCGACCAGCTCCTGCCGCTGCTGCGAAGCCGACGCGATGATGTTCATGCCGGTCGCTGTCTTGTTCAGCGAATTGGCGTCCATACCCTGGTTGTAGCGGGTGACGCCGGTGCGGGCCTCTCTCACGCCGTCCAGATATTCGATCATCGGAAACATCTGCTGCGCCACGAAGGGCACGGCCATGTCGCGGATGGCGCCTTGGGTCTTTACCCGGACGATTCCGCCGACCTGAGGGTTCAGCAGATCATCAATGTTCACCTGCCCATCGAGAATTTCGCGCTGCGGGCGGTTCGTCAGATAGGCGTTGTTGTTCATTTCCCGCTGCAGCGCGGTCTTGTTCATCTGAATGTCGCGGGTCAAATCGTGGATCGACAGCCCGACCAGCTTGTGCGGGACCGGGATCGGAGTCCATGCGCTGTAGGGGTGGCCGTCCGCCTTCTCATTGCTGAGGATCGTGCTCTGCGATCCGCCCAGCAGCACCTTGCGCCATTCCAGAACGCCGGTGCCTTCGCAGTCGCACTTGATGTAGCATTCATCGACCCAGATCGGCCGCGCCAGATCGTCGTCGTCCCAAGCTTCGTCGTCTTCGTGCTCGAAACGCTGGTCGCGCTCTTCGCTGTCCGGCCGGCCGGAACCCAGCGCCTTCGCCTTCTCCGCGTCGATGCCCATTGCGATCAGATCGGCAAGCTCAACCTGCTTCGAATGGCCAAGGAACGTCGCCTGGTCGAGCGAGGCAAGGCGCTCCTCGTAAAGGAACTCGTCCGGCGCGACGACGTGAACCCGGTAGCGCTTGACCATCTTCGGCGCGACGGTGACGCTGTAAAGGCCGGTGGCGGGATCCTGCGTGATGGGGCCGGCAATCTCGGCGCCCTCGACCATCAATCCCTGAAGTTGGGCCTCGTCGATCGCGTCATAGCTTTCCGGCGAGCCGTCCTCGACTTCCTCCATGACCGTCTTGCAGACGCCAAGGCGGTAAAGCAGGCCGTCCTTCATCGCATCATGCACGACCCGGAACGCGTTGTTGTGCGTCGCGAAGACGTGGTTCACATAATCGGTTGCCTGGCGGGCGCCGTCTTCATCTTCAGGCCCAACCGGCTCGAACGAGACCACCTCCTCACCCGCCACGAATGGACGGACCAGCGAGGGCATCATGCTCTCGACCGCTTCCATCGTATCGCGGCTTACGACAGTGCTCAGCCCGTCGCCGCTGTCCCCGTAAAGGGCGAGATTGTCGCCGCGGTAGAAGCGCAGGGCCTCCATCCGGTCGCGGCTCGGCTTGGCATCCTTGAACTTGACGCAGGCATCCCGCCGCGAGACCACGAGGTCTCGAAAGTCTCGCGACGGGGCTGCCATGCTCAGTTCTTCGGTGCCGGAGCGACGTGAACGACCTTGGCGCCAGGGAATTGCACAAGGCCCTTCTCCGCCGCTTCGTCACCAGTCGCAGCGTCCACGTCGGCGTGCGCGTTACCGCCCATCGCCGTCTGGATCAGGACGCGATACTTCTGCACGCCGGAAGGGCCAAACTTGCGGTCGCCAACCGACGCCGCAGTTTCGCTCGCTTCCCGATGTGTCAGAACGCCGTCCTGGACACCTTCCTTCACTCGCCAAGCTCCGAAATATCGGCGCGGCCGAGCTTTTCGGTCGCCTCCGCATTGGCCTCGGTGCCAAGCGTGTTGATGACGTTGCCGCCATTCTCGGCATTGGCGATCATGATTCCGGCATCGCGCTCGCCGCCCAGGCTGTTCGGGTCCGGGTCGCTGTAGGGCGTGACGCCGCGGATCGACAAACCACGAAACCCACGATCGCCAAGCGATTTCCGCGCCTTGAGGGCCGCTTCGTCTCCGCTTTCGGCGAACACGGGTTCCTCGACGAACAGGCCCTTCTCATCGGTGTGGCACTGAACCGAGTAGTTCATGCCGTTCGTCGCCTGGCCGGCGCCATCGCCACCGATCGGCTCGTGGGTCTTCAGCGAGGACGGCGGACCCGCCTTGCTGGTTGCTTTGCGTGCAGCCATTTCACTTCTCCTTCATACAACGCGGGTGCGCTGTCTCGTTAAGGGCGTCCCCCACCCGGTCTCGCTTGGTTCGTCGTGAGCAATGCACATCAGCCCGAAGGCGTCGGCGGCGTGGCTGGACCAATCGTGCTCCGGTCCAAGCCCGATCCCGCGCACTTCGTCCTTGCGCTCGTGATAAGCACCAAGAGCCTCGATGCCGCCGCGCGTGCTTTCCTCGTTGAACCAGATATTCGGGAACAGGCGACGGCCGGCCTCAATCCGCTTGAGCGCCGCCCCCCTGCCCTGATTTGGAATGACCGTGACTTCGAACCCGGCCTTCTTCAGCGAGCTTTCGTAGGTCACGTCGTAAACCATGTCGTGCTTCACGCCGTCATGGGGCAGCACGCAGAGGGCCTTGCCATAGCCCTTGTCGCGCATCCATCCGACGTGCGTCGCAAGCGGCTGACCGACCGCTTCGTAATAGTCCAGCACCCGAACCTGAGGCCCGACGAACTGGCATATCCAGATCGCAACCGCATCCGCCCGCGCGCCAGTTCCGCCGATGTCGAACACCGCTCGGTAAGTCATCAGCGGATCAGCGGCAACGTGCCCGATCTGCCCCTTGGTCCTCGCTGCCGTCAGTTGCTTGGCGTAATACGAACCTTCGACCAGGCCGACGTAATCGCCTTCCCAGATGTGATCGTAGGAGTCCGGCCGCTTTTCCATGTCCTCGCGGCGCTTGCGGTCGAGAATGGCGGGGAAACGCTTGTTGTCGCGCCAGTTGAGTTCAACGATCTTTGACCGGCTTGGCGTGTCCTGTTTGAAGCGACGGTCCGTTGCCGATCCCCGCCGCTTCGGGTTCCATGTCACCCAGATTTCCGCGTCTTCCTCGCGAACCGACGGAATCGCTACGTCCCACGCCGTGTCACTTACGGGCTCCGCCTCATCAATCCACAGCAGGCGAATTCGGGCCTTGGACTTGATGCTTTCGAGATTATGCCGAAGGCCGGTGAACGCATATTCAATCCGCCCGTCGCGGGTCCGGATGTATTTCTCGCCAATGTCGAAATGAGGCTCCAGCCAAGGCGCCGATCGAATGGCCGCCTTGACCTCCGCCATCGAACTTTCGTCCAGGCTGTTCATAAATTCACGGGCGCAGAGGATCATCCCTCGCTCGCCGGCCTGAGCCCACATATGAGCCCGAACCGCAGTCATCATCGCGAAAGTTCGGGTCTTGCCTGAGCCGCGCCCGCCATAGGCTCCGCGGTAATCAGCTTCTCCCGCAAAGACCGGGATCAGCTTGTCGGGCATTTCAATCTGGACGGTTGTCACTTGCCGCCATCGGAACGAGCTGGATGATGCTCGTCTGCACCGGACCGCCGCCATCGCCGGTGAGCTGCATCGGGAGGACCTTGCCAACCAACGTCAGGAACGCGGCCGGGTTCTCGCGCGATTGCTTTTCGAGATAGTCGACGCCGCCAGCCTTATCGAGCGCCTGGACGATCATGTCCTTGATCGCGGCGGTGGTTTTGTTCGGAACGCCCTTCTTGCGGCCTTTACCGGCGTTGGGGGGCTTTCGCGCAGCACCCGGCACTAGTTTGCTGTCGTCGGCCATTGAAATGCCTCTCCCGCAGGTCCGTTGCCGGGTCGCCGCGTTTCTGGAAGGTTTCCCCCGCGCTCGACTGGATGCCGACCGCTCTGCACACTGGTGTGTCTCTAGGTTTGCGTCGGATATTCGGACGCGGGGGATTCGACTGCGCCCAAGGGAGCAAGCGCGGTCGAAACTGGAACAATGCGGTAGCAGTCCCGCTTGAGCGCGATGAGCGCCGTAGCGGTCCCAATGGCGAGGGCGGACTTCCCGAAGGCACCGGCCAAGTAGCTCGCCTACGCAGCCTTTTTGGCCGCGGTTCCAATTACAGAACGCTCTACCTGTAATTTGTTTTCATCCAGAAGTGAAGTGGAAATCTTCACGACCAAGCGATCGTCGAAACAGACCAGCGTGCTCGTCTCGTCCGACCTCTCGACCCGGCCCATCATGCCGGCAAAACTGCCACCCTCGATCTTCACCCGCACTTCCAC